CTAAATACACGCCACCTAGACCAACATTTCAACCGGGCACGAGTTCCCCGCCTTCTCCTGGTGGGTTGGGAGATCCAGGCAGCGCACCCGTATCCGCGCCGACTGAAAACATTCGTCTAGCTGCTGCTAGTAACATAAAAAACAAGATGTTTGGCTAAGGAGGATTTATGCCACTACCTCAATTACCACCCCCTTCTGGCCCTGGCGGCGGTCCTCCAATGGGTGGCCCTCCGATGGGCGGTCCCGATGGGGGATCTGGCGGACCTTCTTTGGATGACCTACTTCGGGTGCTGTCAAAATTACCAAACAGCGCGAAGCAGATAATCGTCCAAGAGCTACAGAAGCAGATATCTGGAAGCCCTTCCCCCATGGGACCACCCGGAATGCCGGGCGGCGGTGGTGGTAGTCTGGCAGGAGCCGCTAAGGCAAGGGCAGGTCTGTAGTGGCGCTAGCTCGTTTGCAGATTGGCCAGGAGTTCTCGGCACCGTCGATTGATCAGTTTGGCGGCTATGTGTCTGGCGGGATTGATCCGAACCTTTTGCGATTACTGGCTGAGCGGCAACGCAAACAGGGCCTTGCTGGGCAATCCACAATACCGACTCAGCAGCCACCGCAGCCGGCAGCGGGGACTCAACCGCAAACCGCGCCCATGAGCCCACGACTGCGCGCCGCGCTAATGATGCAACAGCGCCGACGCCAGCAGATGCAGCAACAACAAGCCCCAACTTACGGACAGGTGGTTCCGCGTAATATATGAGTTATTCAGGACCAATCAGTGACGCATACTCCAAGAAGCAGAGTTCTACTGCTTACTCCCCAACTGATAAAGAACGGGAGTCGGCTAAGTATATCAGGGACCAGTTTGCACTGGCGGAAAGCGCCAAGCAGACGATCATGGAGAAGTCTTGGCTGTCACTGGCTTTTTACACTGGCCGCCAGTGGTCTCGCTATAACAAGGTGACTCGCCTGTTGGTGGATGAGAGCCCCCCAGCATGGCGCGTTCGTATGGTCCTCAATTACATACTTCCGACCGTTGAGACTTTAGCAGGTAAGCTGACTGAGAACCGACCTGGGTTTATGTGCTCACCAGCAAGTCTTGATGACGATGATATAGAGGCTGCACGGCAGAGCGAGCATCTTCTTGATTATCTCTGGCATGAGTTGAAGATGCCGGTGAAGATACACGAGGCAGTGAAGTGGATGGCTGTTAGCGGCACTGTGTTTCTGAAGTGCTGGTGGGACGACACTCAAGGCGATGATTACGTCGAAGAGACCGTCGAGCAGACCATGGAGTATCTTGAGGGTATCGAGTCCGTCGAGGAAAATGTCACCAAAGAGGAGCGTAAGCGATCTGGCCTTCCTGTTGTCGATGTATTGAGCCCGCTTGAAGTGAGTTGGGATCCAGGCGCTAAGGACATGGATACCTGCCGATGGATGATTCACTCAAACCTGATGCACATTGATGAGATTCGAGAGCGGTGGCCTAATAAAGGCAAGCATGTCCATGCGGATAGCTCCTATGAGATGGACGTTCACAGTCAGCAGGTCATCCGTGAGTTTGCTAGGAATTCGGATACGTCGGATGCTAATGTTGATAGAACGATGGTTCTTGAGTATTTCGAGAAGCCAAGCCCCCGTCACCCTGATGGCTATTATGCCATTGTTGCCGGCAACATTGTTTTGGAAGAGCAGGAGTCACTGCCTTACGGCGAGCTTCCTTTTATCTGCATCAGACACAACACTGTCCCCGGTCGATTCGCTGGAGAGGGTCTGGTTTACCCGACTATCCCAGCGCAGAAGGAACTGAACAAGTCAATCAGCCAGCGCATTGAGAATAAGAATCTTCATGCTCAACCTAAGTGGCGAGCCGAGAAGGGCTCTGTTGACCGTCAGGCGTTTACTGATGAGCCTGGTGAGATCATCTTCTACAACCGAACGGCTGCTCGACCCCCTGAGCCGCTCCCGCCCCCTCCCTTATCACCGGAACATCGGATGATTGAGAAGGAGCAGATTGAGCATATCCAGAACATCAGCGGTGTTTCGGATATCACTCGAGGCTCTAGCCCCGCTCAGACCTCTGGGCGTGCGATTGGGTTGCTGTCTGACCTTGACTCAACAAAGCTTGGGCCTACGGTGCGAGAGCTTGAGATGGCTGTTGAGCGCTTGAGTGAGCGGATGTTGTGGATGTGGCGTGAGTACATGCCCATTGAGAAGACGCTTCAAGTGGTTGGCCGCAATCAGGGTATTGAGGTGTTCTCGTTTCACGCGGAACAGATCAAGAGCACTCGCGTGCGCGTGATGGCGAACTCAATGCTTCCGAAGCACCCGTCTTACCGGCGTGAGCAGATTATGCAGATGTACCAAGTGGGTATCCTGGGCGACCCGGCAGACCCGCAGACGCAGATCAAAGCTCGTCGCATGATGGAGTTTGGGGATATGGACCCAATCTATGGTGATGAGGATAAGGACCGGCGCTACGCTAGAGAAGAGAATCACATGATGGCTAATGGCAAAGACCAGGACGTTCAACCCTGGGAAGACCATATCACTCACATTGATGAGTGCCTTAGCTATATGAAGTCGATTGATTTTAGATTGCTTCCTGTTGAAAGACAGGAGGCGTTTGAGAAGCACCTGGCTTGGCATTATCATGCCGAAAGCCAGAGTCAGCAGGGTCAGCCCTGGTGGCAGATGCATGTGCAATCTGGTGCTGAAGGAATGCCTCCGGGGTCACCGGAGCAGGGCGGTGCCCCCATGGCGCCAGAAGGTGGTGCCCCGGCACCCGGTCCATCTCAAGGTGGATCGTCCGCTGGATTAGTAGGCGGTGGAACTCCAGAGCTAAATGGTGCCGTTGGCACAAGAGGCCCTGGACGACCCGACTATGAATCTGGTTTTGAGGCTGCTTCACGGTAGCGACCGTTGGCTCGACAGCCAGTACGTGAGGTTTTATTATGAGTGATGATTTAGGCGATACGAGTTTAGACTCCGTGGATGCTTCGCAGGCTTCCGATTCTGAAGCAACTGACCCTTCGCAAGATACCGGCGATACAGGTTCTGGGTTCGATGCAGATGAAAGTCCTGTTCCCTATGAGCGTTTCAAAGAGAGCAGGGATCAACTCAGTGCGAGTAAAAACCGCATAGACGAGTTGGAGCAAAATTTTGGTAAGTTGCAATCGCAGTACGAAGAGACTGCCCAGTGGAATCAGTGGGCTTGGCAAGAGATGCAGAGTTCTAAGTCTAAACCTGCCCAGCAGGAAGAGGCGGACCCTTATGCAGATCCACTCGAGCGGCGTGTGAATGAACTGGAGGGCCGGTTGACAAACCAGCAGCAGTTTCATGACCATCGCTATCAAGAGATGCAGGTCAAGCAGGCTGAGCGAGAGATAATGACCGAGATAAGTTCGGCAAAGGCTAAGTACCCTGAGATGCGCGACAACGATGTTGTAAACTCATTGGTACAGAACCCCAATGCCTCGGTCATGGCTCTGGCTAAGAGATCCCACGAAGCAGAGGTACAAGCTTTTAACCAGCGCCTGAAGCGCCAAGGTTTCAAGGCACCACCCAAGTCCCTACAAAGGGGCCGGGGTAAGATGCCTGTAAAGAAAGACTTTGGTGACGATCTAGGGGCGGCTGAAGAAGCAGCGTTGCAATATTTTGGTGAAGAATAACTTTCAATGCAATGGAGCTAAATAATGGCAACACAAAAGCAAGGAACCGTTAATGGGGGCAGTGACTTCGACGTAGTACTCAAGGAGTTCTACGAAGGTCCCATTCGCGAGCATCTTAATAATAAAATCCCTATTCTCCAATATGTCGAGAAGTCCAAACGAAAGTGGAGTGGCCGACGTATTCTTTTTCCCATTCACTTACGTCGTAATCACGGTGTTGGTGCTCGTGGTGAAAGTGGCAAGTTACCGACTGCTGGGCGTCAAGAGTACGTCGAGAGTAAGATCAACGCGAAGTTCATGTATGGACGTATCGAGTTGACGGGTGTTGTTATCGCAGCATCTGAAGGTGACAAAGGCGCATTTGCTTCAGCACTTCGTACCGAGGTTGAAGGTCTTCGTCGCGACTTACGTGTCGATATGAATCGTCAAGTCTGGGGCAACCCTGTTGCCTCTGCTGGTGGCGGCGCTGCCGGTAATGACACCTTGTCTAACAACACGAGCATCTTGGCTCAGACTAGTGGAAATCCCGCTAGTACTGCTGCCCAGGCTGAAGTGACTGTAACCTTTGACAACCCAGGCACTCGTTATCTGAAAGCAGGCATGGTCCTGAACTTCGGGGCAATGACTGGTACAGACCAAGGCCCAACCGCTGGCGCAAAACGGATGCAGGTAGTGTCTGTTCCAACTACAACGACAGCGGTGCTGAAGAATATCAACGCCACTGGCGGCGCTGCTGTTGATATTGCAGATAATGATGTTTGTGTCCTTGGAGACGATGTCGATAATGCCTTCAATAAGGAGATTACCGGCTTGTCATTCATGGTGAGTGATTCTGACGATAACTTCCAGACGGTTGACACCGGACTTAATCCCGAGTGGAAAGCCAATGTGCTGGACAATGGCGGCGATAACCGACCGTTGTCCCTGGAGCTGATGCAGCTTGCTATTGATACTGCTGATGAGGTTGCCGGCGCTGAGCCTAACCTTGTCATGGGTCATCACAGCATTCGGCGTGAGTACATCAACTTGCTGACCAGTGACGTTCGTTACGCCCCTGAGCAGCTAAAAGGTGGTTTCCAGAAGCTGACTTATGCGGGTGGCACTACGCCTATGCCGCTTGAGTTTGATCGTCATGCGCCCTACAACAAGCTTTTCTTCCTCAACACAAACGACATCAAGTTGTATGTGATGAAGGATTGGGCTTTTGCAGATCGCGACGGCAACTCGTTCAGCCGAATGGCTAACTCTGATAGCTGGGAAGCTTTCATGTGTTGGTATGGTAACCTGGGTCTTGAGCGTCGTTTCTCGCAAACGGTTCTCAGTGACATCACGGTTGATAACTTGATCTTCTAGGGTCGTGCCTAGTATCACCTGGGGGGCACATGCCCCCTGGGTGCTTTTCTTACTTAGTATCCCCGTAATGGGGGGTAAACTGTGGAGTGGTAAATCATGATTCGC